ACCCATAATTTGAGTTGCTACCCTGACCAATACTTCTTGGTCTACATTATTTAATAAAGAACCTTTATCATCTAATGTAAATAATTTATCTCCGTTTTCATCAAGTGCTTTGTAGATAAGAACATAAGCCATCATCGTCAAATCGTCACTCCTACTCATTTTATAAAGTTTAGAGGTTTCACTTAGCGTTAATGGCTTACTGTAAATTTCTAAAGGTTTATCTTCTTCACCCCATTCAGGCACTTTAATCACCTTTACATCTTGTTCTGCAAAATGCGTTTTAGCTCTCTCAATAGCTTTCATGATTAATAAGTTCCAGTAGTTAAACCACCAGTACCTTGAACACTAATAGTAGATTCTACTAAACCATCAAAAGATGAACTAACAGACTTACCAGTTACAATAGCAGTACCAGTTAGTTTTACATCTCCACTATCTGTTCCTTCAGGTGCAAAGTTTAATGTTACAGACGAACCTACAGATAATGCTGTTTGACCATTAGTATCTGTTTCATCATAAATAACATCAACTGAACCACTAAAGTCTTTTATAGAAGCTAAGTAAGTCTTTGCAGAGTCACCCATGCTAGTATCTTCAACCGTGTCGATAGTTTCATCTATACTAAAACCTCTAATTTCAGCAATAGCATTAGAACCAACTTGTACAGTACCCTCTTTTCCAAGATGTGTTGCCATAATTATTCCTCGTTATGTTTAGAAGAAGATTTAGGTTTATCTTTCGATGGGATTGCTTCCTCTTTCCAACCCTTACTCTTTAAATACTCAACCGAATCAGGGTGAGCATCTATAGAACTTTTACCATTTGGTGAAATCATTTTCATAATTATACCTCGTTAAACTGCTACATCAGGTGCCGTTTCCTGAACATAGTAGTTAGTTAAAAATGTGAGAACAGCATAACTTAATGGTTGTTCTCCCTCTGTATTATATTCTATTTCAGTTGATTGTAAAAAACAGTCTTTTGCAAGTCCATTTAATGTTGTATCAGCACTTATTGCTACCTCAACCTCTTTACATATTTTATCAACTTGGTCGTCAAAATTACTTGTTTGCTTTACATATATTTCAACAATTAATTCTAATTCTCTACTCATTAACCGATTTGTGCTAATGACTAAAGGCTCTGAAGTTTCGTTTTTTGTATAGATTACTAAAGCTGGTAAATTAGTGTTTTCCAAAGGATATATTCTAGTTTCAAATACATTAGAACCAGTAGTTGTAAGACCAGTTAATACTGTACCTGCTCTTTCTCTTATTTGTTGTCTTATATGATTTGCCATTATATTTCCTCTAACATTAATGCAGAGAAACCTGTTCTATCTGATTGAATATTAACTATAGTGTAATTTTGTGCTGCTTTTAAAGTATTGCCATCAACATCTTTGATAGCAGATACATTTAAAGTATTACCAAATACAATATTAGGTACATCAATGCTTCTGCAATAAGCTATAGGTTTTAATGCTTCAACACCAGTTCCATCTAATTGTTCAACATATTCATTATTAATAATTATGTTAATTGTAGAAGCAGTACCACCACTATTAGTAAAGACTGCTGATACACCATGTCCGTAATTTATATCTAAGTAGGCACTCATATCTTCTTCGGTTTCGAGTCTATATTGAGACATTAGACTTTCTCCAACACAACACTTACAAAACCTGTATTATCAGGCTCTACTGTTTTTATAAAAAAAGTTGTTTCAGGCGTAATAGTATTGCCTTTGTTTGTTGTAATTGCATCAACAACTATTTTATCTTCTTGTTTAATATCAGGCACATCAGAAGCCTTGATAATTGCAGTTGGTTGAAAACCCTCTACTGATATAGATTCACCCTCTATGCCCACATAGGGTTGGTCAATAATTAGATTTATTAATACTGAAGAACCATCATCTATAAGTCCTAAAGTATCAATTAATGGAAAATCGTCAAATAACTTTCCTGATTCAAAATAAGTGCCAGTAACTCCATGCCCTGTTGTAGCATCAAGGAAAGAGGTAAAATCTCTAGCACTTTCAATAGGCATTTTTACTTACTTCTTTTTTTGACTTTAGTTTCTGATTTTTCTAAGCCAACACTTCTATTAGATTCTTTTTTAGGTTTGCCTTTGTATTCTTCAGCTTTACCATAACCAATAAGTGACCTACCCTCGTCTATAGAAAGTTCTACTATATCACCTGCTTTTACTTTTTCTTTATTAGCAATCGTATCTTGTAAAATTAAATATTTCATTTTTCCACCTTTTGTAAGATGGGTGGAAATTAATCCACCCATTTTGTTAGTTGTTAAAACCACTCAATTATGAAGCAGCACAGAAAGACACAGCGTGTCTAACAGCTACATCAACTGATTGTAAAGCTACTATTCTGACATTACCTGTACTTGAATTGCTATATGGGTCAACAACAATGTCGAGTCCACCAAACATTCCAATAAGTAAGTCATCAAAGTTACCAAATACATAATTATTAGCAGTTAATTGTGGTGAAACAACGACTTTATAGCCATTGATTTCATCATTAACAGCTACAAATTGTGCTGTATTACTTGCTTTTTCAGTAGTTTTTAATGTGCCATAGTTAGTTGGATGCACTATGTAAGCTAAATCGCCTAGTAAAGCATTATCAACTCTTACAGAAGTTTCCATTGAAACCATTTCTGCAAATGTTGGAGCAGCAGCACTTGAAAGTGATACCGAGTTGATTCCACTCGTGTTGGTTATCCCTGTAGGATTACCTGAAGAACCAGAACCCTCTAAAGCTGCATCATCAATAGCAATAGCCATAGATTGTGCTAAGTCATTTCTAATTAAGTTTTCAACATCAATAGATGATTGAATCATTAATTGTCTAGTAACATCTGTAAATGCTCCTAATGTCTTAGGCGACATACTGACTGAACCAACTGTAAATTCTGATTCACCAGCAGCACCACCCTCAGAACTAATAAATGCAGCACTTGAAGCAGCAGTTTTTCTTGGGATTTTAACATCGCCACTTAGTCCATTAAGCATAGTTGCCATAGGCATAACAGCAGAGTTATTTCTTAGTACGTCTATGAAATCACCTGCTCTATAGTCTTGACCGATTAAGTCACCATCAGAACCAGCAGATAAATCTCTTTGATTCCAATTTCTCATAACATCTTCAGGAAGCATTACGCCTTGTGCTGTTTTCCCATAAGCTCTTTGTGCTGCTTCTGAACATTCAAATTCAAATTTTGCAGCTTCTTGAGCTTTTCTATCAGTAGGATTAGCCATAGCGTTAATAGCTCTCATGATGCTAAATCTTTTTGTTTCTTTTTCTGTTAATCCAATTTCTGTTGGAGTTTCTAAAGGAACATCATTAGAAATGTTTTCTAATAACTGACCTCTAAATTCTTCTACAGAAACACCATCTTTGATAGCTTGATTTGCTAAATCTCTTTTATTGTGTCTGACACCTAAATCAATGATTTCTTTAGAATTTTTTTGAAATTCTTTTCTTGCATCTTCTACACTTTGAGTTCTAACTTCATCAAGGTTTATCTCTTTTTTTTCGTTTTCCATTATTTCCACCTTAATTGTGTTTAAGTTATGTTTATCTTCAGAACGACCAACTCCAACAAGTCTTGATTGGTCTGCTGGAACACTTACAGAACTAATTTCCATAGGTGTCCAACTAGCACGATAATAAGTTTCATCGTCTTTGTTATATCGTTCCATCTTATCTACTCGATACCCTACAGATATATTCATGCGAATACCATCTTTGATATCTTCAAATACTTCACGAGCAAGTTCAGATTTTCCAAATCTAAGCAAGGCTATTGTCCTTTTAGCCTTCTCATCAAGTTTAAATTCTTCTACTACACCAACTTGTTTAGTCATTTCATGGTCTAACAAAACTGGTGCCCTTCCTGATTGCATAAACTCCATGTTTATATTTTCAGGTGCGTGTCCTAGAACTTCCATTCCAAAACTACGTTCTACTGGTTCTTCAGATGATACACCAACACGAACCAACCTTTTCTCTTCATCTATAAATTCTGACCTAGATAAGTCAATAGTTCTGTAGCTAGTTTTTAAATTAACAACATTCCTATCTTTATCTTCATCTTCGTCATAGTGGTAAGGTCTAGCTGATTCCATTTCTGTATCTTCTTCTTCAACCATTTCTTCTTTATCCTCATGATGTTTTGCAAACTCTATGATTACAGAATCATCAGTTTCATTCACATTGAGGATATGTCTATCTTCTTTATCTTTCATAGCTTTTTCCTCTTTCGATGATAAAGGGTGGGATTCAGGAAGCAAATCTGTATCATGCTTCCCACCTTGAAACCTTCCATTTCGTAAAACAAAAAGGAAGGAATTAACTCTTGACATCGCCCACATTTGAGGTGAACTCACATTCGGTCTAACACTAGAGGGTGATGTGTTGTATGCACCGATTCCTCTGTCATAGACCTTTTTTAGTGTGCCAAGTGTTGTTCTTTTTGAAGCAGCATTATTTACTTCTTCATTATGTTCTTTAACTTTATTTTTAAGAGCCTTTTCTGTTTGTTCAGAAATTTGTCTATCTTGTTGAGCTTGACTTGCTGAACCTGATTCTTTACCTTCTCTATATTTTATAGCTTCAAGCACAACATCTTTCATTCTTTGTTCGCCTAAATTTCCTATCACTCCCCACTTCATTTGAGCTATTACTCCTGCAATATTAGATGGTCTACCTGCTTTGTCACCTGACTTAAATTGTGAACCATCATCAAAATGTCTTGCAGCCCAAGCTTCTCTTTCCTTTATCCACTTAATAACACCATCAGTCTCTTCACCTGCTCTTGCCTTAGTCCATAAATTAAATGCTTCATTACCTCTAATGTTTCCACCAGCTTTGTAAATATCATTATCATTTTCTTTAACACCAGCTATAAAATCATAATCAAATTGTGGATATTGTGAATTTCTTAGTGATATTTTTTTATCATCACCTTGCGTTGGAAAGTTAGTCGCCATCTTCTTCGCCACCTTGTATGTTAGCTTCAACTGGTAGCTTAGTTCCAAATGGTTGATAAGCTATTTCAATACCATATTGTTTTGCTAGTTCTACTTCTTTTTGATGTTGTTCAAAAAGTTCTTCAACATCTCTTCCATAAGCAGCACTTATATCAGCATAAGTTACAGTTCCATTTTGTAAACCTAATATATTTGATTGCATTTCTTTTAATGGGTCAATCCATGCAAAACTTCTAGGTATATAACTTATAGCTCTAGCAAACTTGTCATACTTTGCTATTGGTAAGTTGATATAACCTGTTGAGATAGCCATTTCTAACCATGACTTAAATATAGGGTTTATAAAATGCTCTATTACAAACTGTTGATACATTTGATACATACTTCTATCTTCTAATGCACCTTGCCTGATGCTTGAATAATTTACAGAAGTTAAATCATTACTTAGTGCGTGATAAGAAATATTAAGACCTGAAGCAATACTTCTTAATACACTTGTTGTAAAGGGTTCAAATGCTGATGTGGGATGCGTTGGGTCAAAACTTTCAAATGACATACCTGCTGGTAGTTGCTCGAAAACTCCTGCTTGTGCGTTCATTGTAGGATTAAATGTATCTTCCATTTCACCATCGCCAATGTAGCCATCCCCATCAGGACTTGTTATAAAACCCATTTTTGAAGCACCGACTCTAGCTGCTACTATTTCTGCTTCATAATAACCATTAAGCATTTTCATATTAGCTATGATAGGTGCAATAAATGATACACCTCTTGTTTGTTCTGCTCTTTGTGGTAAGTAAGCGTGTATTATTTCTTCTGCTGGAACTCTTATGTATTCCTGTTGTGGTTTTGGATAAGTGTTATCGTAAGGATGTTTTTTAAACAAATGATAAGCAACTGGTTTACCACCTCTATCTAACTCAACACCCATCTTAATACTATTGCCATTTTTAAGCATAGTTTCATTTTTGTTTTCATCTAAATGGTCTGCTTCAATAAAGGTAATTCTAAAACCAAATGGAGAACTGCTATCTTTTACCTTTCTTACTAAGACTTCACCATCCCTACATAAAGTTTCAATAAATATTTTTTGACAATCTAAAAATGTAAGTCTTTCATTTACAGTACAGTTTCCAAGCTGACTCCATTCTTTCCAAGCTCTTTCAATGAGTAGGTTAGCTCCAATGTCTAATGATTGGTCATCATTTCGAGCCTTAGAGCTAACTCTTACACCCTGCTTTCCGACCACATTAGATACCATCAGGTTTAAGTATCTTGCTATAAATGGGTCGTTTCTTGCTAAATCTCGACTTCTATCTCTTAAAAGTCTTATGTTATCTTTAATTTCAGCATCAGCAGAGGTAGAGCTAGTAATAAAATCAGCAAATAATCTACCTGTATTTGCACCTGTATAACTTCTTTTAAATTTTTTTTTAGGTTTTTTATTACCACCAAATATTTTGTTATACCAAGCCATTATGTTAAATCTGTTACATTAGTTGTTTGAGTTGACCCAAAGTTTACCTTTACAGTATTCCCTGAACCTTGTTTATTTCTTATTCTTGCTAATTTTATTTCTTTTAAATATTCAGCTTTGTACCTATCTCTAAATGTTAAAAGCTCGTCTATTGACATTCTTGATAAAGACCTACCAGCTATTGACATGGATGATTGGTCCATACTGGCACGATTCTCAATAACAGCTTCCAAAGCATCAAGCGTAATTTTTGCGTGACTTCTCAAATCAGCATTTGTATTAGCTAAATTTTCTGTTATTTCAGTTCTTCCTGAATCCACCATGACTCTATTAGAATCAGAAGATTTAGTTATGTATGCTTCCCAAATATAATCACCTATCGTATAACTGGTGGTGCTAGAAGATGCAGCTTCTATATAATAGGTATCATCAGCTTCAGTAGCAGTTAAGGTGAATTTCTTTGAGCCACCACCACCTGCATCCAAATGAAACTCATAAGTTAATGCGTAAGCACTTACTGGATAATCACTTGCTAAGTCGTCTCTTCTCCATGCCCAATAATCTCCAAGCACAAGCTTACTAGGTTCTTTAGTAGTGTAATTTGCTCTATCAAATGCGTTAGACAAGTAAAAACCTCTCTTTTATAGATTAATCTACTACTAACACTAAGGTTCATTACTGTAATGTCAATATTTTAAAGTTAAATAGTTGTTATTTCCAAGAAGTTGCAAAATTTTGTCTATTTATGCCTTTCTTTTGTTTTTGTTGTGCTTTTTGTTGTGGTTTCGAGTCATTTACTAATATTTTTTGCTCAATGACATCATAATTAGGATTTAAAATATATATAGCAGCAAAATTATAAACTAAAGTATCAAGTGCTTCGTTTCTAGGTCTTATCTGCTTCCATATTAAAGACTTCTTACCTCTAATCCATTTAGTAACTCTTTTTTCTGCTGTAAGTTGTTTAAAATATTCTTCATCTAAATCAGAGCAGAAATGTAATGTAGTTGATTCAGGGTCAGTTGATAATCTAGCAAATATAGCTTCTTTTGCAGTATCAGTACCAACACCATAAAGTACAGCTTTGTTTTTGCCTACAAAAGTTGGTCTATTTACTATTGGTTTACCAGCTTGTGATAAACCCTTAATAGCAAAGATTCTTCTAGCTTGTCGTGGTTTTGTAAATGCGTAAACTTGATTCGTATGGTGACCACCTGAATCTAAACAAGCACATGATATAGGTATAATTCTATTTGTTTCAGTTTTATATCTTTTTTTTAGGTAAACATCTAAATCTTGCCAAACATTAAAAGCATTTGGGTCACCCCAAAATATCTTATAGTCTAATACCCATGCTTCATAGTTCTTACCCCAACCTACAAGCTGACATTCTAACCTATCTTTTTGCGTATCAACTCCTGCTGTTATAACCAAAACATCTTCAGGCACATTAGTTTTATCATAAGATAATCTTCTTTGTAATAAAGTGTCATACTCTACTGCATCACCCTGTTC